CCGCCCCCCGCCCCCGCGCGCCGCACGGCCCCGCCCCGCCCCGAGCCGACGGCACCGAGGCAACCCGGGCCCCCGCCGACGAGCGTCGGCAGGAGTGCCCGGCCCCTGAGCAGCATGAAAGGAAACAGCTGCGTGCTCACCCTGTTCACCAACCGCTATCAGGCATACCAGCCCCCGCAAGGGGTGCCGGTGCGCATCACGCTGGGCGCTCCCCGCTTCAAGCTCTCCTACGCCCTCACCCACGCGGTGCGGGAGTTGGCGCCGAGTCGGGAGTATTTCGCTCGGCCCCTGCCGGAGTTCACCGCTGCCTACCGGGCGGACCTCGACCAGCTCGGCCCAGCGCGAGTCGCGGAGCGGCTGCGGGAGATCGCGAACGCCGAGAAGGATCACAGGCTGGTCCTGCTCTGCTTCGAGGACCTGTCGGATCCTCAGCAGTGGTGTCACCGGAGGATCTTCGCCTCCTGGTGGAAGGACACCACCGGCGACGAGGTGCGGGAGCTCTCGCCGCTGGCCGATCAGTACGAGCAGGGAACCTTGATGTGAGTGCCGGAGCCACACTCCAGAGATAGGTGACATGGTTCCAAGGGGCTATACGCTCCTTGTGTTAGGTTCCAGCGCAGCGCCCGGCCCGGCACACCTGCCAGGCCGGGCGTTGTCGTTCCGTGCCAGGAGGCGAGAGATGTTCCAGGGCACCATCCCGGGCCCCATGCGCGCCATCGTGCTTGAGACCGCGAGCAGTTGGCCACGTGGTCCGGTCTATGTGCCGTGCTGCGGCAACTTCACCATCGAACGGTCCCTGGCGGGCATGGGCTTCGCCCTGCACTCCTCGGACGTGTCCATCTACACCACCGCCATCGGCCGGTGGCTCACCCGGCAGCCGGTCGGCATCCAGCTCCGCGATGAGAGCCGTGACGAACTCCACTGGCTGGCCGACTCCCTGGACGACGGTGTGGGGACGGTCGCCACGATGATGCTGGGCACTCGGTTCCTCGGCAGCGTCGGCCGCGACGGGCTCTGGCACCAGCGGGTCGTGCGCTCCTACCGGGATCAGTGGAACGCCAAGCACGCCGAGACCGTCGAGCGGCTGTCTGGCTCCGATGTCGCGCTGGCCTCCTACCAGGTGGAGGACGTGCGCTCCTGGCTCCAGAAGGTGCCTCGCGACGCCCCCGTGTGCAGCTTCCCTCCCTTCTACGGCAAGGGCTACGAGAAGCTGTACGAGCCGCTGAACGAGCACTTCACCTGGGACGCGCCCGAATACGAGCCGCTGTCGGACGCCGACGTCGTCGCCGTCCTCGGTGCGATCACCGACCGGCCGTACTGGCTCACCGCCTCCAACCACGACGTGCCCGAGCTGCACCCCTACCTGCGCGGCGTCATCAAGGCCACCCCGCGCGCCGCTCCCTTCTACGTCTACGCCTCAGCAGCGCCGACGCGGATCGTCGCCCCGCGCCAGCCCATCGAACCGGTCACCGCTCCCCGGCTGCGGCGCGGTGAGGAGCTGGTCGGGCCGCTGTCCCTCGCCCTGCTCAAGCCGGGTCAGTTCAACGCGCTGCGCTCCCGGTACCTCAACCCGCGCATCGCACCCGGCGCGGCGAACCTCGCCGTCGCAGTGAAGGACGGCAACGGCAAGATCCTCGGCGTATTCGCGATGGCCCCCAGCACCTTCGTCCCCGACGAGGCGTATGTGCTATCGGACTTCGCCGTCGCACCCACCGACTACGCCCGGCTGTCGAAGCTCATCGTCCTCGCCGCCACCAGCAGTGAGGCGCAGCGCCTGTGCCAGCGTGCCTTCTCCCGGCGGATCAGGCAGGTGGCCACGACAGCGTTCAGCAACAACCCCGTGTCGATGAAGTACCGCGGGCTGCTGCGGCTGGAAAAGCGCGGCCCGTCGAACGAGGACGGCTGGAAGTTCCAGCTCCAGTACCGGGGCGCGATCGGTGAGCACACTCTCGCCGAGGCCCTGGAGCAGTGGGCGAAGCGGTGGGGCGCCCGGACCACGACGACGCAAACAGGAGACTGATCATGGAAGAGAAGCAGCTTGCCCCGCCGCAGATGGTGGAGGGCGACCCGCGCACGCTGACGCTGCTGGACCTGAACGCACGGTTCCTGCCGCACGAGCAGTTCCGGCAGCTGGTCGCGAACATCCAGCGGGACGGACACCTGACCTCGACGCCACTGGTGTGGAACGACACCGAGAGCGGGCGGCTGATCGTGCTGTCCGGCAACCACCGGACGCTCGCGGCGATCGAGGCCGGCCTGTCGACGATCTGGTGGATGCAGATAGACGAGCCGCTGCCCCGCCAGCGGCAGATTGCACTTCAGCTCTCGCACAACGCGATCGCGGGGCAGGACGATCCGGCGATCCTCAAGGAGCTGTACGACGAGCTGGAGAACGTGGAGTGGCGGCAGTACACGGGCCTGGACGACAAGGCGCTGGAGCTGCTGGAGAAGGTGGACGTCTCCAGTCTGGGTGAGGCGAACCTCGACTTCGCGTCGGTGCAGTTCATGTTCCTGCCCGATGAGCTGGAGCGCGCGGAGGCGGCCTTCGACGCTGCACGGGCCACGGGCTCGGCCGATCAGCGGTGGCTGGCGGGCCTGGAGCAGTACGAGCCGGTCCTCGATGCGCTGGAGACCTCACGGGCCGCGTACAAGATCGGCAACTCGGCGACCGCGCTGGGCGTGATCCTCGCCGTGTTCGAGCGGCACCTGGGCGAGCTGGCCGAGGGCTGGTTCGACGCTGCCACGGGTGAGCCGAACCGCAAGGGCACGGCACCGCTGGAGTCGGTGTTCGGCGTGCGGGAGGTCCCGGTGGAAACCGCGGCGGCCGTACGGGCTGTGGTTGACCGGCTGGTGCAGGACGGCAGTGTGCCGGAGAACGAGCCGTGGCGTGCCCTGGAAGTTCTCGCCGGACAGGTGCCATAGAGACGGCCGTGGGCCAGGAGGTGAGCGGTGGCCGAGGGCCCCGTGGAGCCCTGGGAGCGGCAGAGCGGTGAGTCCCCCCAGGCGTTCGAGGCGTTCGCCGCGTACCGGGATCTCGGCCCCGCGCGGAGTCTGACGAAAGCGGCACGAGAGTTGGGTAAGTCGCGGACGCTGCTGGGCCGGTGGTCGAAGCAGTACGCGTGGGTGATGCGGGCCGCTGCGTACGACCGTGAGCAGGACCGCATGTTCTTGGCGGAGCAGCAGCAAGCGAGGCGGGACATCGCTCGTCGGCACGCCAAGCTCGCGCAGGCGTTCTTGGGGAAGGCGGTCGCTCGGCTTCAAGGGCTTGACCCGCGGGAGTTGTCCCCGTCTGATCTGCTGCGGTACTTCCAGGTCGCCGCCGAGATCGAGCGCCGGGCCGCTGGTGAGGAACCGGCCGGTGTGGTCGCGCAGGACAAGGCTGAGGGGCCTGACCTTGAGTCGCTGAGCGATGAGGACCGCAGGAGTCGTATGGATCTGCTGCGGCGTGAGCTGGAGCGGCGCCTGGCGGAGGACGGTCGATGAGCCGCGGGTGGGCGAAGCGGCGTGCGATCGAAGGTCTGTCTGATCCGGGCGCCATGAGCCTGGACCAGCTCAAGGCCGAGGTCACCGCGCTGATACGTGCCGATGAGCTGTCGGCGCGCAGGTGGGCATGTGAGGTGCCGGAGTGCGACGGGCTCCCGCATGAGGGGTGGCGGCACCATCACGCCCGTGCGGCGCAGCGCCAGCCGTCGTGGTTGTGGACGGTGTGGATGCTGCTCACCGGCCGTGGCTGGGGCAAGAGCCGGACGGCGGCGGAGGCGGTACGGGCGTGGGCGCAGACGCCGGGATTGCAGATCGCGGTGGTGGCGAAGAATGCCACGCTCGTCAGGGACATCTGCTTCGACAGCCCGAAGTCCGGTCTGCTGTCGGTGTTCCCGCCCGAGGAAGTGGCGAAATACAACTCGTCCCTGGGCGAGACGACGCTCAGGTTGAAGAACGGCACGCTGATACGCGGCTTCGGCGCGGAGACGCCGGACAACCTGCGTGGCTGGGCGTTCGACAAGGCGTGGTGCGACGAGTACGCGGCCTGGTCGCGGCACACCGCGCAAGAGGTCTACGACATGCTGTGGTTCTGCCTGCGCGAGGCAGACGCCCCGCAGGTGGTCATCTCCACGACGCCGAAGCCGCTGCCGCACGTGAAGCGGCTGGTCGAGCGCGGCCGGGCGCAGGAGAAGAAGGCCCGTGAGGGCGGCGAACCGCCGCGGGTGGTGCTCACGCGCGGGCACATGCGCGAGAACGACGCGAACCTGTCGCAGGCGGCCCGCGCGGAGCTGGAGGAAGAGTACGCCGGCACCAGGCTGGGGCGGCAGGAGCTGTCGGGCGAGCTACTCGAGGACGTCGAGGGCGCGCTGTGGCAAGGCTGGATGCTCGAGGTCGAAGGGTTTCGTGCGAGGCCGGAGCACCTGCCCGACATGCAGCGCGTCGTGGTGGCGGTGGACCCGGCGACCAAGAGCCACGAGAACGCCGACATGACCGCCTTCACCGTGGCGGGGCGCGGGTATCCGATTGAGTCGATGTTCGGGGACGACCGGCCGCGCGGGTATCTGCTACACGCGGAGCAGGACCGGCACACGCCGACGCAGGCCATGCAGCGTGCGGCGAAGCTGTACCACGAGCATCGGGCCGACTGCGTGGTGATCGAGGCGAACAACGGTGGTGATTACCTGCCCGCCCTGTTGGAGCAGGTTGATCCGACAGTGAACTGGCGAATCGTTCATGCGACGCGGGGGAAGCGGGCGCGTGCTGCTCCGGCGGCGCAGCTGTACGAGCAGGCGCGCATTCATCACGTGGGCGCGGCGCGGGTGTTCGCGGAGCTGGAGGAGCAGATGACCACGTTCGTCGGTCAGGGCGAGACGGAGGACTCGCCGGACCTGCTGGACTCGGCGGTGTGGGCGTTGTGGGATCTGTTCCTCGATCCGACGATGCCGCCGCCCCGCGCTGGTGACGATCAGCGGTTGATCGGACGTCGGTGACTGGGGTGAAGTCGTACGGAATCTTGGCGTGCGCTCGGCGCAGCTCGCTGCTCTTCGAGTCGGATCGGCGACATGGCCGTCCGACTCGGTAAGACAACAATGGAGCTTTTTCAGGACGTGGACGCTAGCTGCCGCCTCATTCGTGAGAGGCGAGCAGCTTCAAGTCAGAGTACTTTGAGCTCTTTTGGCGGGCACCAGTTGGCGTTGCTTGCGCGCCGCTAACTTGCCCCTGAGCGGAGTGGTTGCCTTCCACCGTCACTGACCCGCTACGTTGGCGGGTCTTCTTCACGGGCACCGCTTGGGCGACGAGCACGACGTTGCCTGGCTGTGGGCTTCGGGTTAGTGCCAAGCCGTCACCTTCGAGGACGATTGCGTGCGCGTTCAAAAGCGCGGTGGGCACCGTGTCCGCCCCTTGCACCCGGCAGAGATAGCGCATTTCCTGACTGTCACCCAACGCAACACGATCGCGTTTCCGCCGATGGAGATCGGAGACCTGGGAGCGCAAGCGTGTCCAATCGCGTGCGTGGAAGGAATGCTCTGGGATCTCAATGACGTCGACCTCCTCGTCTGAGACAACGTCGGTTCGGAGGCGGCAGCGCACCTTTTTCTCCTCGGATTCACCAAGGGAGGTTGCCTGCCACGAACTACGCCTCCCACGGTTGTTGAATGCGAGTCCCCGGGTTTCCAGCACACGTCCCGTCCGACTGATCTCGGAGGGATCCACGTCCAGCCGTTTGGCTAGTGCAGCATTGCTCAAACCGGGCTCGTTGACGATCTCTATCAGCATATGTGCTGCATGCGTTCTTGGGTCGACGGTCTGCCCCCACTCGGCCTGTTCGACCCTCTCTAGCGCAGCCTGCGCCACCTCGGCCAGAGCCGACACCATGCCGGGCAACTCGGGGGCGCCATTGTCGGCTGGTATCTGAGCGTAGGCGTCCCGCAGCGCATCGAGCCCCGCTTGGAGGCTATCCCGGTCGGCCACCAGGCAGGCGTCCACAAGCCACTGCCCGACGGATGCGGTCCATCGATCAGCCGCGTCTGCGCTGCGCGGTGCCTCCTGGCTGAGGAAGGCTGCCCATTCTCGCACCTCGTCCAGCCGCCCTTGCCGGTCCTGCGGGGTAATTGCTTCTTCACTCAGAGTACTCATGGGGTCACGCCGCTTCTGTCGAATCCGGCAAAACGGATAAACTGATCGTGCGATCTACTCCTGACCATGCCTCCACTGTCATATGAGTGTCAAGTGTGATGCATTATGGATCTTGCTGACGCCTACGTGCGCGCCTACGACCGGATGACCCCGTGTGGGGGAGCACGCTGTGAGGTGTTGCGACGCAGAGCCGAGAGGGTCGCCAAGCAAGTGCGGGAAGCAGTCGAGGATTCCGGCGGGATGTCACTACCAGATGCCTGGCTCGAAGCCCCGGCGCGCAGCGCCAAACTCCTCGGCGTGCTGCTGGCCCTGCACCGGGTTCTGCTGGATGCCGGCCCCGAGCGGACTCCCCCGAGCATGGGGCGCCGGGCAGTCCTCCAAGGTCGCCTCGCGAGAACCAGGCGACTCAACACGGACAGCACCGATGGAGCCCTGGTGTACACACGCACCATATGTGGCCGACCCGATCGCTTTAGTGACAAACTCGACCAATTTCTCCCCGGGCTTCGCCGTATCCCAGAGAGTGATTGGAAGCTCATGCGGCTGTCGCGCGTCAAGGCAGTCTTCGACTTCGATCTGGGTCGGGCGAGCCCCACGGAGACCGAGCCAACAGTGCCGATGTTGATCGCCCAGCTTCCCTTCCTTGCGGACCGCGACGACCTGCAATGGGAGGCCAAGGTCGGGGACTACTACCGCGTTGCACCACGCCCCGAGCGGCTGAAAGGCCATGTCAAGGCCACTCTCGCTGCCTTTGACGACAGTAGGGCATGCTTGGGCATTCTGCCGGAAACGAGTCTGGACGACGAGCTCCTAGCTGAGTGGCGCGCGCTCATGGCCAAGGGGTGTCCTCCTGGTCAAAAGCCGACCTGGCTTCTCGTCGGCACAGGGCCAGTCCAATCCGTCGGCCCGACTCCTTGTGTTGCCGACCGCCCTCCTAATAGGGCTGTTCTCCTTCACCGCCCTTCGGGGAAAACGCTAATGACACAGGACAAGCAGTTCGGCTTCACCCTAGATGGCGGCCGACAGCAGGAGTACGGACTGCGAGATGCGTCTTGGTGTGATCTGGGCGGAATCGATCGGGGTGAGTGGATAGCCCACGGTGAAACTTTGAGCATCCTCGATAGCCGCAGCGGGCGGTACGCGATCCTGATCTGCGAAGACGTCGGCAGACTGCTCGATACAGGACGCATCATCGCCATCGCAGGCGTAAGTCACGTCCTTGTTCCAGTCCTAGCCGCCGCCATGCACAAAAATGGTTGGTCGGGCAAGGCTGCCGAGAGCCTAGCCCTTGATGCCGGCGCTGCTGTCGCTGTTAGCAATGGTTTGGCCATCCACCGCTTTATTCCCGCAAAACACTGCGGCAACGATCCCTACTGCCCCGCTCCGACGCTCTTGGCCGCCACCCCGGCGCGCACAAGGCCCATCCAGAGTCACGGTAGCTATACCGCTGAGGAAGTCTCTCTGCCAAAGGAACTGGCGGGCATCGATGCCCGCGAAGATGCCCGCACGCCGCGATGCTCCTACGTGTGAAGCAGGCGCCAGTACTGAACAGGGGCATCAAACGCTGACCAAGTAAGCTGACCGCGCGGCGCGGGATCGACTGCCTGGAGGGGCATGTGGGCCTGCGCCAATTCGTGATCGACGCTTGGTCGTGGCTGTCGTACAAGCCGGTGATGGCCGATGCTGGCCGACCGGGGAACCGGGCGTTTCCTGAGCTGGCGTCCTCGTGGCTGCCGCCGTACGAGCTGCGTCGGTTGGCTGCGTACAAGGTGTTGGCGGCGTACGACAACAACCAGGCCGGTCAGCTTGCGGCGGCCTCGGGCGATGATGGGGCGCTGGAGCGGCGCGAGCTGGGCGATGCGGCGAATCTGGTCGACACTGCGCTGGGCTATCTCCTCGGCTCGGAGCAGAAGATCACGGTGGAGGATGCGGAGCACACGGACGAGGAGTCTCCGAAGCCGGGATCGACGGAGGCCGCGGCTGCGCAGGAGCGGCTGCGGAAGTGGGCCGAGAAGGAGCTGCTGACGCTCAGGATTCAGCAGGCGGAGCGGGCCGCCGTGCTGCTGGGCGACAGCGTGTTCGTGTTGGCGTGGAATCCGAAGAAGCAGCGGCCGACACTTCGGGTCTACGATCCGGGCTTCTTCTTCCCGCAATGGGAGGATGAGGACCAGGACTTCCCCTCGCGTGTGCACCTGGCGTGGGAGCTGCCGGAGGACGAGGACACGGGGCTGAAGGTCAGGGTTCGGCGGGTGACGTACGAGCTGGGCCCGATCGCCGAGGATGACGAGAGTGTGGTGCGGCAGTACCCGTGGGAGCCGGGGCGGCCGTCGAACATGACGTGCTACCTGACGGATGCCGAGTGGCTGCTGGAGGACCTGAAGCGGGGGGAGACCCTGGATCGGCTGCCGATGGATAAGGCGTCGTTCCGGGTGCGGGCGGACGGTACGGAGCTGGACCGGGTGGATCTGATGATCGACTTCGTGCCGGTCATCCACATCACGAACACGATCCCGGACGGAGGGGAGCACTGGGGGCGGTCGGCTATCGCGCGGGTTCTCCAGGGCCTGGACGAGTTGGCGGCCACGGATTCGGACAGCTCGGCGGCCTCCGCGACGACGGGCACCCCGATCATCGGGCTCGCGGGTGCGCGGCTGCCGGTGGACCGGGCGACGGGCAAGCCCGAGCAGTTGAAGGTGGAGGCCGGCGCGGTGTGGCAGCTTGGCGACTCCGGGCGCATGGACGCTTTGGATACCTCGCCTCAGCTGGCGGAGCTGCGGTCGCGGGTGGAGCACCTGCTGGACCGGATCGCGTCGAACTCGCGGGTGACGGCGGCCGGGTTGGGGACGCTGGATGCGTCGGAGGTGCCCTCGGGGTATGCGCTCAAGCTCGCGCTCGGACCGCTGGATGCGCTGGTGGGGGCGATGCGGCTGGCACGGGAGCACAAGTACCGGCTGCTGTTCAAGATGGTGCAGCGCCTGTTCCAGGCCGGGCGCGCGGAGGAGTGGACGGCCGGGGAGTCATTCTCGGCTCGGCTGTCGTGGGCGCCGCATACGCCGACGGACCGGGCCGCGGTGCTGGAAGAGGTCGTCCAGGCGTACGGGGCCGGTGTGCTGTCGCTGGAGACGGCGGTGGCGATGCTGATGGACGCGGGATACCCGATCAAGGACGCGTCGCAGGAGGTGGCGCGCATCCGGGCGAAGGCCGAGCAGGAGGCGGCGGCGCGGATGACGGAGGCTGGTGCCCGTCGTGGGGAGCCGGAGGATGAGGAGGAGCAGGAGGGCGAGAGCGATCCGGAGGCGAGGCGCGGCGGTGCCGTCGAGGAGAGGGAGCGGGAACCGGTGGCGGCGGGCCGTTGAGGGGTGCGGTCGCCGGGGTGCGTGCGGGAGCGGGGTGTCAGGCCCAGATGCCTCGGTCGCGCATCAGGGCGATCTGCGGTTCGGTGACCTGCTCGCGGTAGGGCGCGTGGTGGAACGGGGCGCGGTCGACGTACAGGTTTGCCGGGTAGATCGGCTCCTCGTACAGGGTCTGATACAGCTCGGTGCGTAGGTCCTTGGCCCAGTTCGTCCACGCGGAGGCGGTGCGCTGGCGGCGCAGGGCGGCGAGGTCGATGGTCGCGGTGACGAAGGTGGCGATGCCGCCGTGGTCGACGCGGCCGAGGGTGTGGCCGAGGTGGTTGACGATCATGGACTGTCCGCCGAAGAAGTCCACGCGCAGGCCGTCGCTGCCGGTGTAGGCAGCGGGGTTGGGGGCGAGGACGTACATGGTGTTGTCGAGGGCGCGGGCCCGGTTTTGGATCTCGAACGCGCCGGAGGCGACGCCGGGCAGCGGGAAGCTGGTGCGGTAGGCGATCTCGCAGCCGTTGAGGGCCAGGGCCCGCGCGTTTTCGGGGTATGAGGCTTCGTTGGCCATCATGACGCCGAGCCGCCCGATGGGGGTGTCGGCGACCGGCCAGAACGCGTCGAGGGTGCGCCCGTGGATCTCGGTCCACTGGTCGAGCACATCATGCGGGCTCAAGGAGTGCTCGATCGGCGGCAGCGGCGTGGTCTTGTAGTGGCGCAGGATGATCTCGCCGGCAGGGTCGATGACGAAGCCGACGTTGAAGTACCGGTCGGGGAAGTCGGGGTGGCGGGCCTTGGCCTGGGCCATGATGTGCACCCCGAATTCGCATGCCCACGAGCCCAGTTCCTCGGTTTCGGGGCCGGGGATGTCGATGGCGCAGGTGCGGGCGTAGGTGGGGTGGTCGAGGTCGTGGATCTCGTCGGTGAAGCCCTGAAGAGACCCTTCGGGCAGGACGAGGAGCTTGACGGGAAGGTCGAGGCCGCCCAGGGAGACGGCCGTGCGGGCGAGCTTGTGCAGGTGTTCGAGGTTGGTCGATATGTCGTCACGGTGTCGGATCTCGGCGATCTCCGGGATCAGGCCGACGGCGGTGTACGGGTCGAGGGTCATGCGGAATGCCTCCTGACTGGTTCGCTCGCCATCATCGCGCGATGGTCGGACACGGCCTCGGTGGCGGAGTCGGCGCAGGTGGCTACACTGATCGGCAGCGCGGGGGCGCGCACCAGGAGGAGTTGTATGGTCCGGCCCCTGCCGACTCGCAGCCCTGTCGGCTATCGCCGTGATGGGCGGCCGATCTTCCCCATTGTTGGGGCCTCGTCGGAGGACGAGACGAACGAGCACCTGGACGACGCCGACGACGGCGGTGGCCAGGAGCAGCAGGTCACGGTGACTCAGGACCGCCTGGGGAAGATGCTGACGAGGGAAAAGGCCCAGGGCGAACGCGCTGCGATCAAGCGCCTGTTGTCGACTCTGGGATTTGATACGCCGAAGGCCCTGACGGAGTTCGTCAACGTGCAGCGCGAGGCCGAGCAAGCCGCGCTGTCGGAAGTGGAGCGCCGGGAACAGGCCGCTGCCGAGAGGGAGTTGCAGGCCGCACGGCGCGAGGAGCTGGCGGCCGAGCGGGAGCGTGCCGCTCTTCGCCGGGCCGCGCTGGTGTCGCTCGGCGCGGAGGGCGATGATCTCGTGGACGCGGAACGGCTGCTTGCTGTCGATGACGAGGATGCGGACGAGGCGCAGATATCGGCCGCGGCTGAGGCGCTGCGAACACGTCGCCCGGAGCTGTTCGGCGAGGGGCGCATGCAGGTACCGGCGGCCCCAGACGGTGCTCCGGCCGGACGGGGCCCGCAGCGTAAGACGCCGGTGAGTCGGCCGGGTTCAGCCGGTCTGGAGATGGCGCGTCGGCGCGGGCTCGTGTCGGCCGCTGAGTTCAGCGACGCCCGCTGATACCAGAGCAGTTGGGGGACCACGCCCCCGGAACTTCGTGGACGGCATCGCCCCCATGGGCGGTGTGCGGACAGCAACCGCATTCGTCCATGGAGACACAGCGTGACCATTCAGCCTGTTACGACGTCCGAGTACGTGACCGCCAACCGCGAGTGGCTGGCGGCCCTGCACGGCACGGACTCGACCGACACGATCACCCTCGACCTGAACCTGTTCACCGAGGGGGTGCACTACCAGTGCGGTGACGGCTGCGACCCGTACGGCCGGGTCTTCTCCGGTGTGCCGGTCGGCAAGGTCGCCGAGTCGAAGCTGTGGGGCCCTTACGACCCGGAGGCGCACTGCGGCCGTCAGGTGCTGCGCGGCTTCGTGGTCGCGGAGGCCCCGTTCGCTCCGGGCCAGACGCGGGTACCGGCGGCGCTGCTGTGGCACGGCGCGGTGAAGTCGTCGAAGGTGCCGGGCGGCATTGACCTGTCGCAGCTGACGTGGCACCCGCGCGCTGCGCAGATCCGCTTCGTGTGAGCGGGGCCGAGCGATGACGATTCAGGACCTGTTGAAGGACGTCTCGGTCGTTGACCTGACGACGTTCGGCCGTGCGATACCGAGCCCGAAGGACTTCCTTCTCACCCAGACGATCTTCCCGACGCTGGAGCTGCGGGAGGTCAAGTGGCGGACCAAGGACTCGGGCCGGTACGTGAACGTCGCGAAGTACCGGGCGTTCAACGCCTCGGTGCCGTTCGCGACGCGTGAGGCGTGGCAGACCTCCCGTGAGGGCGCCTTGCCCGCGCTGGGCCAGAAGCTCGTGGTGTCCGAGCAGGAGCAGATCCTGCTGGAGGCGTCGCACGGCTCGGACCAGGACCGGCTGATCGAGCTGCTGTATGACGATGTCGAACGGCATGTGGAGGCGATCCGCTCACGGCTGGAGCTGGCGGCCGGCGACGTCCTGGCGGACGGCAAGTTCTCGCTGGTGCAGGAGAACGGCCTGACGCTGGAGGTGGACTGGAACGTCCCGGCGGCGAACATGCCGGTCGCCGCCCGCCCGTGGTCCGATCCGGCCTCGGATCCGATCGCGGATGAGCTGCGGTGGATCCAGCACCTGGACGACATCGGTGCCCCGGAGCCGGAGCTGGTCGTGTCCTCGAGGAAGGCGTTCTCGTACCTGGCGGCGAACAACGCCTACAGGGCGGCGTACTACGGCAGCGTGAACGCGTCGACCACGCCAACAGCGACGCTCACCCCGCAGCAGATCAACGTAGTGCGCGGCAATTACAGCCTGCCGCCGATCACGTTCTACAAGGCGCAGGTGCGGGTGGACGGCAAGCCCCGCAAGGTTCTGCCGGAGGACCTGTGGATCCTGGTGCCGCCGGACCGCGAGAAGTGGGGACAGACCCAACTCGGCGTGACAGCCGAAGCCCTGGTCCTTTCGCGCGGCACGAACCCGGAGATCATCCGGGAGGACGCGCCCGGCATCATCATCACCCGCGGTGTCCAGGATGACCCGGTGCAGATCTACACCAAGGGCGGCGCGGTCGGCATGCCGGTGCTGCACACCCCGGACGCGCACATCGTCGCGAAGGTCCTGTGATGCCGCGCCTGATTGCTGCCGTGTATGTGCAGGACCCGTCCACGCGGGAGGAGCTGATCCTTCTGCCCGGCGAGTGCCCTGATCCGGAGATCGCCGCTCTGGTCACCAACCCTGAGGCGTGGGACGTGCCTCCCGACGCTTGCGAGCCGGAGCCGATCGTGGTCGGAGAGCCGGACCCCACCGCAGGGAAGGGCGACCAGGGGTCGGGCCATGAGGAGGCCGGCGGAGGCGGGGCGAAGAAACCCCCGCCGCGGCGGTCCCGCTCATCGGCCTCGTCGTGAGCACGGAGGCTCGGGGCGTCCCTAACAGAAGCCGTGAAGGACTCGGGGAGAGCTAAGCCCCGCCCGCTTATCCGGCCCGATGCCAGGAATCAGCCCTCACATCGGGCCGGACTACATGAAGGAGAAGCTGGTGGATGAGTTCCAGCAGTCATGGCTGCGGGCGCAACTCGGGCCGGATGCAGACCCGGCCGATCTGGAGCGACGGTTCTTCCGGCTGCGGTCGGCGCGGGCGGTCGCGCTGGAGGTGCTGGGCGAGCGGCGGGCGAAGCTGCTCTGCGACCCGCTGAAGGTCACCGTTGACGGCGTGGTAACCATGGACATGCAGGAGAACCTGCGCGGCATCGAGCGGCAGATCGAAGTCGTAGGACAGGCGCCTGCGCCGGACGATCCACAGGACGAAGGCGACGCGAGCGAGGCACTGGCGGCGACGTGGCTAGTGCCGACCCGCCGCTACAGATAGTGCCCGGCGTGGGGCCATATCGTGCAACGCACCGAGAACATGCTGAGGCTGCCCGCGGTGTTGTCGGCCACCGCCAAGCACCCGCATTCGCTTGGGCGCGCCGAGCCGATCGCTCAGCGCGTCTTCGGGACTGGACGGAGGAGTTGCTGCCGCTGTGGAGCCAACCGCCGAGCGGCTGGCTGCACTGCTCGGTTATGGGCAGCCGAGTGATTCCTCGGCGACCTACGGACCAATGGCGCGGCACACCGGTCTGTACCGTCCAGTCACCATTCCACGGCCGCGAGGGCAGTTGCCCCGCATCCGGTCTTGGCTCAGGCTCCCACTACCAAGGCCAGTAGCCCCAGCCCACCAGCCCGAACAGGAGAGATACACCCGCCGCGATCACCGGCGAGACGTACACCGCCAAGACGGTGCGCCCGCCGATCTGAAGGTGCACGCCCTCACGCGGCACGACCGAGGCCGCTCCGGCCGGAACGTCCGGGATCAGACCGTTGGCAGCCGGATTCCCGGGGGATGACTCCCCACTAGAAGGTGTGCCATGGTAGGCGGTCACGAGATGTCCCTTCTTCGAAGCGCAGCCACCGTCTCCCCGGCCTAGGAACCTGAAGACGGCGGCGCGCGACACTCGAGTCCCCCCGGAATTGGGGGGACGCAAAAAGGGCCCCACCATTGGCATGGTGGGGCCCTCATTGCTGCGATGACGCTATCGGAGGTGGAGGGCAGGAGCAAGTTCGGCTTCCGCGTATGCCGATCCGTCACATCGCGGCGCTGAACGGCGGGTTGGCCCCAGCAAGGATCGTCTGGGGAACCCCTGGACCGTCGCATCGTTCGTGATCAACCTCGCCCCTGCAGCAGAAACGACATCAGCGCACCGGCCACGTCGGGGCCGAAGCCGTGGCCGCGCGCCTCGGGGATGAGAAGAACGTCGATGCCGCCATCCCTTCCACCCTCGCACGAGTACTGCGCGTACCCCACTGGTCCGCTGGCGGCCAGTACAAGGAACGACTCCACCTCAGGCCGGAGGCGCCCCACATACTTGGCAGCTACTTCCTCACGGGCCAATGGCGCACCGCCCCAGTGCTTAACGAAGGCGGAGTCGGCGAACCAGCCCGCCAGCAGGTCGAGGTCCTGCTCGCCCACGGGGACAAGGCATGTCAGCTCCCCTTCGATTGTCATCGCGGTGGGCATCCGGCGACTCCTGGTTTTCGAGAACACGATGGGACCTCCCCACCGTAGGCGGCTCAACGGTCGCGACCGTCCGTTAGGAGGCTCTTAGCCGAGGACGATCCCCTACTGTCGAACACATGTTCTTTTGGGAGTCGCCCGCTCACCCCCCTGTCATCGCTCCAGTCGAGGTTCCGCCTCGCGCCGAGCACGAAACCATCGGCGTACGGACCGACGTGTACCCGGACAGGCACGAGCCAGCGGTATGGATCTGGGTCGACTCCGCGTGGACCCTGGCGACCATTCGCGCGCAGCACCGATACCCGGACGGTGTCCTCGAACTCCAGGTGCGCCTGACCAACGACATTCCCGCTCGTGAGTGCACCTACAGGTGGGGGCCTGGCGTGCTCCTCGCCCATCCTGGCCATCGAGCTACCTGGCTGCCCGACCCTTCTGGAGCGGAGGCCGGGTGCGTCTGATGGCCAGGGCAGGCGCACGTGGATGACGGGCAGCTCGCCAGGGTTAGGGAGTACATGGCTGGCTGGAGGCACCGAGATGGCCAGTTGATCGGGATCTTCGCCATGCAGCGCGAAGACGTGCTGCCGTTCCCTTGGCGACATCGTGGCTGCCGAGGGCAAGAGCGCCTACTACGCGCAGATCACGATCACCCGGGATGCTGTCGAAGTCGCAGTCGGCGGCAGCAACGGCGACGGCTCCATCACCGACATCGAGCACTTACTGGCGTTGTGCATCACAGCCGCCGCTGCAGTGCGTGGCGTCCTGCTGCTCGGGTCATGACTGGGTGGCTGGCACCCGTGGGGGCAAGGTCTCCCGCGAGGTAATTCCCCTCAGTGACGCGCAGCTTCCGGAAGTCCGGCCGTAGCGCGCTTTCGGCGACGGAGAAGTGTCAGGGCTGCTACCGCTGCGAGGGTCATCCACACCTTGCCGAGGATCTGTCCCGGCAGGTACTCGAAGGAGTCGAACGCGAGCTTGAGGAACAGCAAGCTGTCCGAGAGCAAGCCGACCGCATTGGAGGCGAGCATCGCGATCAGCAGGCCACGTTCCCGCAGAGGCTCATAGACGGCGAAGTCCATGCTCTCGGCGACCGCGAAGGCCGCTGCTGACGCCATCGCGAGCGCGGGGTCGGCAAGGAAGTACGACAAGACGGTGCCGATGGCCATTGCCGCGAGGACCGCCCTGCGGCCGGCGGCCTCCCGCGCAAGGTCACGGAGGACGAGGGCGAGTCCGACCATGTAGACCCCGGCTGGGGCCGCGTAGCCGAAGCCCACTGGGACGGCTCCGAAGTGCGTGACAGCAAGGTTGGCTGCGGGGATGGTGGCGACGTAGGCGACGAGCGTCGCGGTACCGGCAGGAGCGGGGACGTTCAC